TGTCCCGCAATGGACCGATTATAGCTATGATGGGCGATGTTGGCACGAGAAAGACTATCGCCTACCAGAGAACGCGGCGAGGCGGAAAGAGGTTCAGGACTATTTAGAGGAGGCGAGAGATGACGCTGGATGAAATGTTGAAGCATATTCGAGACGAGCATCATGATGGACAGGATGAATATGACCGGGAGGACGAGTATGATTATCCGGGAGAGTACGAGCCAGGCTATCAGAACGATTTGAATAATTGGGATAACTAACGGGAGGTAAGGGTATGAAACTACGCAAGGGCCTAAAATACCGCTGCTTAAACTGCGGATCGCTGTACGCCCATAAGTGCGAGTGCGATTGTGGCAGTAAGCAGCCGTTGAAGAAAATTAAGGAGACTAAGTAATAATGACCCGCCTCTGCGAGAATTGCCAACATTGGACACGATCTGAATATAGTAAAAATCTCCTCCCCTGCGATGCCATGGGCGTCTGCGATGCTTTGCCAGGCTGTAAAATGCTGATTGCCCTGCGTACAGGGTGGGAGGGTGGATATGTCTGCGAGATAGAAACGCAATGCGATTTTAGCTGTGATTATTACAAGGAGCTGGATGATAGGGAGAAAATTAAGGGGAAAGGGGAGCAAGGATGACTTACGAAGACGCTTGCAAGGAGATGGAGAGGTTAGCGGAAGGGAAAGCTTGGGCGCTTATGACAGAATCGGCATCTTACCATATGTTCCAGGTACATGGATACATAGCTGGCCCGATAGGCCATGCAGATGTCGCCCCGACCTACGCGGGCGCTGTTGATAATGTAAGGCGGGCGCTGATTGATCGGATTTCTCCGGGGGTACTGTCCGATAAAGGGCCGAAGAAAGGGGAGGATCATGAAGCCGGTAATTAAATGGCTAATCAAGTGGTTTTTGCCGGGGTGGCATTTGGCCAAGAACCCGGCGAAGGGAAGGAAGAACAAGATTAGGGCGGTTTATGTTGATCCGCCGCATGGGATGCAGGAGAATGCTGATGGATAATATCATCATGGAGGATTTATGGATGAAGCAAAATGGCTAGAGGAAAGGCGAAAAGGCATCGGGGGATCGGATATTGCCGCCATTATGGGACTATCGCCCTGGAAGACAGCCTACCAGGTTTACCAGGAGAAAAGAAAGGAGGTTGGAGAGTGGGAGGGCAATACCGCTACTGACTGGGGCCGAAGGCTCGAACCTGCAATCCGCCAATGGTATAGTGATCAGACAGGCCGAAGCGTTAAACTCCCCGATAAAATCTTATATCATAAAAAATATCCGTTTATGCTGGCATCCCTGGATGGATTCACCGACGACCGGCGCATAGTGGAGATAAAAACCTCAAGGATAAGCAAGGGATGGGGCGATCCAGGGACAAACGAAATCCCAGATTATTATGCTCTACAATGCCAGCACTATATGCTGGTCACCGGTTTTGAAGTTACGGACGTGCCCGTGTCTATTGGGGGTGGAAGTCCAGAACTTTACGAAGTGCCGGAAGACAAGGAACTGCAAGAGATGATTTTGGATGCTGCTTCAGGATTTTGGCAGCGAGTCATTGACGGCAATCCGCCCGATGTCGTCACCTATGCCGATGCAGTACAACGGTATGGCCTCAGCACGGCAACCGGGGCTGTTTTGGCCTACGAGGATACCATTAAGGAAGTTCTGGCCCTGAAAGCCCTCCAAGTTAAGGCAAAGGAGATAGAGACTATCTATGAAGAAATCAAAGGCCGGCTGATCACGTTTATGGGTGACTCAGGAGATGCTATCGTTGATGCCAACGCAAATTTTCTCATCACCTATAAGTTGGCGAAGGGCAGGACGATGCTGGACGGAAAGTCCCTTGAAAAGGATATGCCGGAAATTTACAAAAAGTATCTCAAAACAGGCGAACCGTCGAGACGGTTCTTAATCAAATAGCAAAGGAGTATAACACATGGAAAGCCAAAACATATTTGAAACGACCCCTGTCGCTACGAAGCCGCAACAAGATGCACGTATGATAAATGTTGAAGAAATGCGAGCAATGGCAGAAGTGCAAAGCGCACTGGTTATTGCAAAGAAATTCCCCCGTGATCCCATAAAGGCAATGGATCGAATTCTTAACGCATGCACTCGCCCTTCTCTTGCAGAACATGCTCTATATCAATATACCAGGGGAAGCACGGATATTAGCGGGCCATCTATACGGCTAATGGAGGTGGTGGCCCAAAACTGGGGAAATATAATCACAGGAATAACTGAGCTTGTGCGTCGTCACGGTGAGTCAGATTGCATGGCCTATGCTTGGGATCTGGAAACAAATTTCCGTGACGAAAAACGGTTTACCGTAAAACATCAACGGGACACCAAGAGCGGAGGCCATAAAGTAGAGGCCGAGCGGGACATCTACGAGGTCATTGCTAACCAGGGGGCGCGACGCAAACGCGCTTGCTTGCAAGCGATTATCGCTGGTGATATTACAGAAAGTGCTGTATTGCAATGCGAGAAGACTTTAAAGGCGAACGCCGATACCTCTCCGGAAGCCTTAAAAAAATTAGTTGAAGCTTTTGCCGCCTACAAGGTTACAAAGGAGCAAATCGAAAAGCGTATCCAACGACATTTAGATGCCATTATGCCAGCTCAATTAATCACGCTTCGTAAAATTTACCTATCCCTCAAGGACGGCATGTCCGGGCCGGCGGATTGGTTTGATGTCGCAACTACCGAACAAGAGACAATAAAAGACGCTTCCGAAACCCTCAAGGAAAAGATTAAGAAGTCAAAGGAAAAGACTGGCAAATCAACGGAAGCACAGCGGGAGACGATTAAGGCGGCAATGATTAGTAAAGGAATCGAGATAGAAGCAGACCAGAAAGCCTTTTACGACTTCGTCAACCCTGGGGACACGGAGCTAAAGTCCCAACAGTTCATCGACCAGTTTGACGTGCGTTACCAGGCGTACAGCATCCATATGGACGGGCTGAACAAATAAAGAGAGGGTATAATGCCCCAGCACTACCAGCGAAACGTCGTGAGCGTTAGTAAGTTTTGCCCTAC